TCACCTTTGGTGAGCGTTACATTTTTGCGTTATCGTCTGGCCAGCGCCTCCGCCGCCGCCTCCGTTGCCTCCATGATTCTGATATTTGCCGTAAGAGTACCCTCCGGAATTATTATCCTGATATGCCGTCCACTCAGTTGCGACGCCCGTCGAGCCATTACCACCTTTTCCACCTCCGGCAATACAAGTAACGGCGTAGGTAGCGGTTTCAGGTACTATCCAATTTCCGGACGAGGTGATCACCACTTCCGACTGCAAGTTAAGCAGTCTGTCCCAGGCATCTTTCACGCCCTTGGCAGAAATCGCCACGCCGTCCTTGGCCGCCGTCCCTTCCTCAAAATCATCCGTGAGCTTCACATGCCCGTAAAACTGAAAATTGCCTTTGCCGTAGGCATCGGGATTTTCCGAGGCATGCACACCAAGGGAGAGAATGCCGGGGGTCTGGTCTTCCTCGCCCTCGGCGGCTTCGGTAGGAAGGGTAACTTCCAGGCCCTCGCCCACCTGGACGGTTCCGGGCGCGTCGGGCGTAGCCAAAGTGACAGGCTCAGTCGAGATGACGCCGTTTTCGTCAACGCTGATGCCCTGGCCGATCTGCACCATGCCCAGCTTGTCCGGGGTGGCCGGGCGAGGGACATTGGAGGCGATGTCCTCCCTGTTCTGCTCTATCTGACGTTCAAGAGAGTCCTGGCGCACCCCCATGAGTGCGTTCTGCTCAGACAATATACTGAGTGCCGCATCATGCTGTTGCAGCGCCCGATCCGTCTGCTCGGCATGACCATCCACTTGCGTCAGGGCCTGGCGCACACGCGGGCAGTCCTCGTCAATGGTGTTGTCCAGGTGCGGCAGGGGCAGTTGCAGATGCGCGGTCTTCTGATCAACCATATCGCCTTCCCTCCTAACCGTTGAGAGCCAGGAACTTGAGGTTGCGAACCTGTGGCCGGGCCAGGCTCGTGCCGGTCAGGGTCAGGCGGTAGCGGACCTCGACGGCGGCGGTCAGCTCGGCCGTGAAACGAAATTCCACCCAGCCGTCGCCCTGCTGCGCCGTGCCTCCCGCAAGCATCGCGATCCAGTCGCCGCTGTCCGTTTTGATTTCCGGCGTGATCGCCGCGCCCGAGGGCACAAGGGCTTCATACACGAGCACCGCCCGCGTGGCGTTGATTGCCGGCACGGCCCGCGGCTGGTAGACGGCGGATGCGCGTACCGTGCCGGAAAGCACCTGCGTGCCGGGATGCAGCACCGGACTCGCGCCGCCCGCGATGCCGGAAAGCGCCGCCGTGACGGCCACTCCGCCCGTCTGCGCGGCGGCAAGGCGCACGGGCTGCCCGGCGGCCACCCGCTGCACGGCGCCGCCGGGCAGGGTCAGTTCATATTCCACGCGGGTGTCGGCGCGCGGCAGGTCTTCCAGGGCCAGCACCATGAGATCCGTGGCCCCTTCAACCGTAACGCTGCCCAACTTCACTTCGGCGGTGGACGCCGTGAAATCCGCTGCCAGCAGGCGGAAGGCAAGATCCTTTTTCTGGTGGGCGGTCCAGGCGCTGGCATTGGAGCTGGAGAAAAGCACGCCCACCTGATAAGGCTGCCCGGCCACGTAATACTGGCGCACGGCGTCGAACTGGCCCAGCTCGGCCACGGCCAGGGCGGTCACGGCGTCGTCGCACATGACAACGACGGCATATTCCGTATCCGTCGCCAGAGACACGGGCGCGGCGAACAGGACGCGGGTGTGCCCGCCGCCCGTGACCACGATGTCGGCGGGCTCCAGGCGGGCCTCGGCCAGCACGGCCTTGCCCGGATAGCCGTTGTCCGTGTCGCGCAACTGAACGCGCACCGGGCTGTCGCCCCTGGCCGTGAAATAGAGATCCACGCCGCAGATCTGCGCGGCGGACGACAGGGCAAAGGTCTGGGCCAGCGGATCTGTCCAGTAACGGGTGATGGTCTGGGCCTGGACAATGTTCTGCACGGTCATCTGGCCCTGCCCCACAAAGCTGGCGCTGGCGATGGAGCCGCCCCGGCCAGTGAAGACCACGGCCTTGGCTCCGCTGGGCACGTCAGGCGGGATGCGGAACTTACCCCGGATTTCCCCATGTTCATTGGCGGTCAATGCCATGGCGCTCTCCTTATATGGCCTCGGGCTCGACGACGAGCCCGTCAAAAGTTACGGAATCCAGAATTTCGCCCGCGCCGAAGCCGTGCAGGAGGAACTCCACATCAAGCTGACGCAGATGGGCCAGCTCCGTGGTGGTGGTGCTCACCACCTGATTGCTGGTGCTGGCCGACTGGCTGACCAGGGACGAGTTACCGGGCACGTAATGGCCTGTATTCAGATAGCGGGTGGTGGTGCCCACCACGTTGACCTGCTGCTCCACCCAGTGGTCCACGGACGGATTTATTTCCACCGTGGCGGGCATGCGCTCGAACGCCTGATAGGGGTTCACCATCATCTCGCCCGTGCGGTAGGGCTGCTCCAGAATCACTTTGGGCGTCCAGCGCGCGGCCACGGGCGCGCTCACGTCCGCAGAAAGACTGTGCGCCGTGGCTTCGATAGGCAGGGTGAGAATGCCGTCGAACACGGCGGCCGTATTTTCCGCCCCCATGTCGCGCACACTGTCGTCCAGCAAAGGGTCCACCTGCACGCCAACCCGCGCCCCGGCCTCGCGCGTACCGGCGTCCATCTCCAGGCGGTTGCGGGATACCTCGCGCCAGAGCTGATCGATGGAGTCATGGATGGCCATAAATTCACTGAAGGGCACCACATGCGTGGCGTCAATGCTGACGCAGGAGGCCGCGTCCGCCGCCCTCCAAGTCTGGTTGACGCTGGCCAGAGGCAGGAGGGAGTCAGGAACCTGGGGCGTCCGGGCATTGCGCTCGGCCGCCACGCCGCGCACCCACTGAAAAAGCCCGTCGCCGGTCAGGCAAAGGCGGTCGATGCGCGGCAACATCTGATTGTATTTGAGGATGATGGACGTGCCGTCCACCGCGTCGCGCACCGTGAAGCCGTCCTCGTCCATGTCTTCAGGCGTTGCGGCGGTCATGTGGGTGTAGGTCACGGCATAGCTGCTGCCTGGGTCGGGTTCATTGCCCGCCGGGGCCCAGTCCACCGCGTCGCCGGTTTTCTGATAATCCGTGCCCGGCTCGAACACCGTATCGCCCTGACGGACCTCCAGAATGTCCACTACGGCCGTGTCGGGCAGACTGTCGGCCGCGCCCGAGTAGGAGGCATGGGTCAGGGTCACGGTGTTTTGCGCCGTGATCCGCAGTTCCACTACATTTTTCAGGGGCGGATGCGCCACAATGACGCGCTGGCCCTGATCCGTGCTTGCGGCGGCCGTGGCCTTGTGAATTTCGGTGTCGATGAAGCGCAGATCCGGCGCGGCGGCATACACGATGCGCCGGGCCGTGGGCAGGGTCACGGCATAGCCGTTGACCCGCGCCCGGCCCTCGGCCACGGTGTAGACCTGGTTGCCGTCGGCATCATCCGACGCCCGGCGCACGGCCAGGCCCTCCACCACATAGGAGCCGCCGCCGGTGGAATCGCGGTCATACCCGGCGATGGACTGGGTGGTGGAGTCAAACGCCGGCGGCGCTTCTTTGGGCCGCAACTCGCCGTCGTCCACCGCGTAGACCGGACAGAGTTCGCCGTCCTGGCCGTCTCCGGAAAATCCCCAGCGGACCTCCTCTTTACGGCGCCACGCGCCGGGCATGCCCTGGGCGCGGCAGCCAACCGCCGGGTTGAGCAGATCAGGGTCTTCCAGTTGGCTGACGACGGTTTCGATCATGCGCACGCCGATGAGCACACTGCCCGTGGGCGGAATGGTGAATACGGCCTCGGGCACCGCGCGCACCGCGCCTTTAAGATAAATCCGTCCGGCGGCGCACCGTGTGGAGCCGCTTTCGGCGTCCACCACCACGGCAGCGTCGGAGATGATGTCGCCGTCCTGCAAAAAGGCGTCCGCCACGCCGCGCAGGGTTTCGGCCTGGATGGACTGGATTTCATTGATTTCCGAACCCTGCACGCCGTATCCCTCGCGGACGAGCACCTGCGTATATCCCTTGTCGCCCAGAGCCCGGCGGTTGTAACAATTGGGGATGCCCAGATAATTTTTCATACGCTCTCCTTGCCTACACGGGCAGCACGAATTCCACCGCCTGCCGCACCTGTGGATTACGGGGAATGGCGGGTTGCAAAATTTCCACGGCCAGCAGCAGGCCGGGCTCGTCGATTTCGTCCGGAGTGAAAAACCGCTGGCCGGGCGGCAGGCCCTCTTTGACCGTGGAGCCCACAAAAATGCCCATCTGGCGGATGATGCCGTTGGGGGCGTCGGTCAAGTCGTAAGCCACCTGCATGTACAAATACGGGGTCGGCCCCGTGACCATGCGGTAACGGGTGGTGACCACGGCCCCGTCCGAGCCCAGGCCCTCGGAAATGACGATGCCGCCCTCGTCGTCAGGGGTGACGAAGCCCACGATATTGGGTACGCGGCGGCCCATTTCGTTGGTCAGGGCGGTCAGTTCCACGGTGTTGGGCAGCTCCGCGTCCTCGTTGTCCCAGGCGGGCTCGCCCTGGGCCAACGCGATGTGCAGCGGCTGCTTGGAAAGGGACAGCGCGAACGCCGCGCGCCCAGCGTGCGTCAAGGTAGCGATGGACATAGTTACCCCTTATCCTTGTTATACTCACGGTTGATGTTACGCCGGCTGTCGCCATCCGTGGCTTCCTGCGTCGCAACGGCTGCCGCGGCGTGCGTCAGGGTTGCAATACTCATGCGTCCTCCAGGGGAATGGTTGTCAGATTGAAAAATCCGCAATGCCCGCGCCAGCGCCGCTTGTCCCACTGTCCGACCCAATGCCGGTTATACAGAGGGCGGGCGGCGGACGCATGGGTGGCCGTGATTGCCATCCGGGGATGAGACGGACGCACGGGCTCCACGGCTTCGCCGCGCATACAAGGCACGATTTCCAGCAGTTCACGATGCTCCGGTACAAGGGCGTCCTCGCTCCAGGCGCTGTCGCCCCAGATCTGCGGATCGGGCAGCGTCTCCGCCACCGGGGCAGGGCCCCAGCAGGCGTTGAGCGCCGACCACGCGCCGGGAGTATCCGGCAACACGCGGCCGTGCGCCGGGTCCGGACGGAACGTGGGGCTGTAGCCGGGTTCCGCGCCGCTCCAGACGCCTTCGCTCAAGGCATGGCCGCGCACGCTGAAGCGCCAGGGTTGGAGGTCACGGTCGACCCGCAGCAGCCTGCCGCGCCAGCGCCGCTTGTCCCACGGGCCGGTCCAGCGGTGACGCTCGTACACGGGCATGGCCCAAGTGAAGGAATAGAGATGCGAGAAGGTGAAGCCGTGATTGCGCGGAAAGGCATCGCCATAGACGCTCTCGCTCCAGGCCGGGAAATCCAGGTAACGCGCTTTCCAGCCGTGAACGAGAGCCAGGGAGCAGCCCACGCAGGCGTCGGCGCGGCAGTACGGCCGCACCAGCACGCCGCGCCTGCCGCCGAAGCTGACGATGAGATCATGGTCATCATCCAGGCCGGGAATGTCGGGCGCCTCGACGCCGCTGTAATTGCTCCACCAGCATTCCGACCAGGCGCAGGTGGGCAAAGGGCCGGACCACACGCCCGGTCGGAAATCATACTCCGGCGTGTACATACGCCACAGGCGGCAGCGGACGGGTTGCATCTCGCGGCAAATGGCCACAATGCGGCGCACGTCGTCCAGGTCGGCGATTTCTGACAGGCCGAGCTGATAGGCGGCCCAATAGTCGCCCTCGCCGTCCTCCTCGATGCCCACGTCATAGCCGAACAGGGCCAATGCCCGCTTGATGCTGGCGGGCGTGCCCTTGATGCGGTGCCAGGGGATGGAGTTGCGGACCATTGCGGCGAGCTGTTCCCGGGTAGTCGCGGTTTCGCGGAAATCGACATGAAATTGCCAGGCCAGCTGCTCCAGCTCATCCAGAGACAAGGGTTTGAGTCCGCCTCGGGCCTGCGTGAGTCTGGCCAGGGGCGGCAGCATGGTTTCCACGGGCTGCCCGCCCAGGCGGGCGTAGATCAGCAGATTGGGGACGGCCAGGGCCGTGTTGCGCAGTACGCTGTTCAAGCTGGCGGCCGCAGCCTGGATGGTCGGATCCTCCGCAATGCTGGCCGGCAGCAGAGCCAGGAAATCGAGATCCTGCAGCCTATTCATCCTCCACCCCTAGGAACGTGAGCGTGACGGAGCTTTCCCTGGCCAGTTGCCTGTCTTCCAATGCAGTGTAGGCCGGAGCGTCCACCACCACCCGCCGGGCGCCGGCCTGCTGCATGAGGCTGATCAGCCGGGTCGGGTTGATGTCTCGTCCGGGCTTGCTGCGCTGCCACAGCCGGTAGCGTTCCACCGCGGTTTCCACTGCGGCCGTAGTGCTGCTGGCCAGGGCCGAATCACTCTTGAGCAGGGACCAGCTCGCCCGGATTTCAAACGGCACCAGCTCCGGCGCGGCCACGGTCACCGTGTCGGTCAGGGGCCGGACGTCTTCCGCGGACAGGCGCTCGCGCACGGCGTTGAGAACTTCCTCTCCGGGCAGCTCGCCGCCCTTGGTCACGGGCCGCACGTCCACATGGCCCGGCTCGGGTGCCCATACGGCCACGTCCGCGATGTCCTGATGACTGGCCAGGGCATGGAAGCGATACGCTTCCACCGGGCCGGCGCAGGTATAGGACTCGGGCGCCAGCTGGATGCGTTCGCGGTACCGCTCGTCAGACTCCACGTCCGCGCCCAGGGCGGACGTCGTGACGTTGGCGGTGCTCCGCACATAGGCCACAGTGTCGATGAGCTTGTTCACCTGTCCGGGCACCAGGCCGTTGAGGGACATGCCGCTTTCTTCGGCCGTGGCCACAGTGTCCCCGAAGAGATTGCCCGGGGGGATGACCAGATCCATGTCCGTGGCGAACACCCGGCGGGCGTCGGCCGTGGTGACCCGAGTGCCGGCGGGCACGATCACGGCAAAGAGCTGCGGCCCGTCCAGAGCAAAGCGCTGCGTCAGCTGGGCGTGCCTGTCGTTCAGCCGGTCCGTGCCCACCACCTTGCCGATTTCGTCCAGGTGCCCCTGTTCGGCATACGCCAGCAGGTTCTGACGGCCGGCCAGATTGATGGCGTTGTTCTGCAGAGCGATGAGGTAAGCCAGCGCCTCAAGGAACAGCCTGACGGGATCGCCGGGATACAGCGTGGTCTGCGCAATATTCTCGTAGGTGGTCAGGACGCTGGTTTCCACCACAGCCGGATCCAGGTCCGCGAAGGAGATCTCGCTCATAGTTGCACCCCGTCGCGCAGCTCATAGTCGATGCGGGGCATCAGGGTGCCGGTCATGAGCCTCGCCGGGTCGGGCACCAGACTGATGCGGTTCACCTTGATGCGCGGCTCGCGGGCTTCAAGCGCCCGGGTCAGCTCGGCAATGCGGCGGGCGGCCTCGTAGGGCGTCGGCGCGTCGATGAAGCTGCCCACGTGGGCGAAGCCGCGGTCCAGAGCCACGCTGTAGGCCAGGGTGCGCACGATGGTGCGCATGTTCTGCTCGATGGCGGCCAGGCCCTGCGCGCCGATGGCCAGGGGCCGGGGTTCGCCTGAAATCTGCAGGGTGGGCATCACTTGTACTCCTTCAGGGACAACTTCAGGTCCACGCTGAAAATTTTATCCTTCACGGTATGCCGGACCACCTGGCTGGCGGACTCCAGGACGTACATGCCGAAATTCCAGCCGCCCAGAATCAGCTGATGGGCCTTGCCCTCCACGCACAGGGCCTCGATGCGGTCGGCCTCTTTGACGGGATCCACGCCCATGTCGGCCCGCAGGTGGATGGACAGGGATGCGGTGGCCAGCTCCGGCGCCAGGAACTCCAGACGCGGCAGATCCCCCAGCACCTGATGTTCCTCGAAACGCGCCTTGCGTTCCCGCGTCAGCGAGGCCGGAGTGACCGTGCGACCGCCGAAGGCGCTCACTTCAAAGACGATGTCGCCCAAACTGCCGATATGCATTTATCCTCCCACCGGTGTGCCCGTGGTGGACGGGCCAGCTTCCACACCCTTGTGAATGTGCCCGCGCACCGACACCGCCCCGGCGGTCACATCGGCGTCCGGCACGTCCAGGCCGCCTTCCAGGATACGGTAGTGGCCCAGCAGTTCGCCGGACCCGGCCTGACCGTCCTTGTCCGTGACGGTCAGCAGGCCGGCCAGGGTGATCGTGGGAGCCCGGAGCGTGATGTTGGTTGCCGATTCGACCCGGATGTCCTTTTGCGCCTTGGCCGTGATCGTCCCCTTGGTTTCGATCTCGGCGTCGCCCTCCACATGGGCGAACAGTTTGTGGGCCTCGCGGTCATAAAAGACCACCGTGCCGTCGGAAAAACGGCTGTATTCCAGCTGGCGCTGCTGCCGCGGATCCGGAGCCGTGGGCGAATAGCAGGCCCCCAGCACCACGCCCGCCTCCAGGCCCTGGCCGGAAAACAACACGGCCACGGGTTCGCCGTCGTCGGGCAACTTGATCTCCTGATCCTGCAGCACCCGGCGCTGCAGGGTGGGCAGCGGCGCGCTGACCATCTTTTTTCCGTCTTCCAACTGCACCCGGGCGCTGCCGCCCTCCACGCCCACCACCGTGCCGAAGCGCAGGCTCGCCCCCCGGTTCGCCTCCAGGGCCGCCACCCGTCGTTCCAACGCCGCAAAGTCAAACATGGCCGCCACCTCAATACGCAAGCGTCTTGCGGATTTCGACGGCCGTGGTGTAGCCCTTGCCGCCGATCTTGTGTTCCGCCTTTTCCACGAACCAGCGTCCGTCGAACGTGCCGAAGCCGGTCAGGCCCAGCACAGTGCCGGCCACCACGGCCGGGTTGCCCATGAATTCCAGGTTCGCCTTTTCCTTGCCCTTGTTGGCGTCCCGCAGCCCGGACTTGCCCAGGCGCATGGCCTCGGCCACGGACTCCACCCGGGTGTTGAGTTGCAGCGTCTTGGCGTCGGGAGGTCCCTCCGGCACGGTCACTTCCGCCGTGTGCGTCGTGCCCGCAGCCGGGTCGGTGTAGGCCACCTCGGCCTTGCCGTAGTCGGTTTTGGAGGACGATTCCTTGAAACTATAGGACGCCGGCGAATACATGCCGCCCCGCTTGGCAATGGTCAGCGCCGCCGGCCGGGCGTCGGCCCCGGCGCCGTCGAACAGCACCAGGCGGCCGTCGTGCACCTTGCAGTTCATGCCCCGCTCTTTGGCCAGGCGCTGCACGAAGCCCAGGTCGGACTCCTCGCGCTGATCCTGGCGGCCGAAGGCATGCTCCGGCCCATCGTACATCAGGGTCAGACCATTCTCGGACGCGATCTGCCCGGCCAAGCCTTGCAGGGAAAAGTTCTCCCAGGCGCGGGTTTTGGCTTCGTCCCGCAGGCCGGAAGTCAGGGCCGACGTCACGGCCTTCAGGGTGACTTTGTCCGGAGGCCCGGAGAATTCCAGTTCGTCCACCTTGAACATGCCGCAGGGCAACGTCAGGTGTCGGCCGGGCTCCTCCCAGTCCAGAGCCGTGATCCGGGCCGTGACGGCCGTGCCCTTGGACGGCCGCCAGGGACCGTTCCACTTGCCCTCCCGGTCATGCAGGGTCAGCCGGATTTCGTCGGCCTTGCCGCCGGCATGGTCGGTGAACTGGAAGTCCAGCAAGGAGGGCTCAATGACGCTGCTGGCGTCGTGGCCGCCGATGAACACGGACAGCTTCACCCGGCGGGTGCTGATATGGGTTATGCCATCCATGGCGGCAGCTCCGGCGTTTCGGGTTGCACAACGATGTCCGGCACGGCCAGCTCCACACCGGCCGGAAAGATGACCACGTCCAGGTGCTCGGGATTGGCGGCCATAAGATGATGCGCCAGGCGTTCCTGGCCCCACAGGCGGAAGGCCACGGTGTCCCAGGCGTCGCCCTGGATGGTGCGGTACTTAATCATAGGCCAGACGCTCCTGATCGTGGACGATCTCCGAGATCAGCTTTTCAAAGTCGCCCTTGTGGCTGCGGAGGGCATCCAGCAGGCGCTTGGCGAAACCGGCGTCGGTGATGCCGGAAAGAGTAACGGGGATGTTGACCGTCAGTCCGCCGCCCAGGTCTCCTATGCCCGAGGCGCCCGGTCCGGCGGGCAGCTTGCCTTCGCCCAGGGCGGCCAGCGTGGCCTGGTCGGGCATGGCCCCCCTGGGCGGTTCGGGCACCTTGGGCATCCGGTCCGGATCCGGCATGGCGGGGATGGCTGCCGCAGCCGCGTCGGCCACCGCGGCGGTCGCCTCATTGCCCTGGGCCGCTTTGGCTTCGGCCAGCCTGGCGTCGGCCTTTTCGTCGGCTTCATCCACGATGCCCAGCCACTCGCCCACAGCGCGCAGTTTGTCCATGGCCCAGGACACCTTGTCCCCGATGAAGCCGAACACCGCGTCGAACGCCGCCCGTACCGGTTCGCACGTTTTGTACAGGTAGACCATGGCCCCGATGAACGCGCCCACGGCCAGCACGATCCATGTCAGCGGACAGGCCAGGAACGCGCCGTTGAGCAGCCACTGTCCGGCCGCCGCGGCCTTGCTGGCGATGGCCCCGCCCAGCAGCACGGCCTTGTGCCCGGTCCAGGCCGCCCCGGCGCGCACAGTGGCCAGGCGGCCGGCATTGGTGGCCGCGGCAGTGGCCCCTTCCGCCGCGGCCGTGGCCCGCAGGCCGGGGATGAGGAAACTCAGCGCGGCCCGGGCCATGTGGAAGCTGCCGGTCACGCCGGACACCATGTAGGACGCGCCCAGGCCCGCCACGCGCAGGGCCGTGAACCCGGCTACCGCGCCGATGGCCACGGTGGTCAGAGTTTCATGCTCGCCGGCGAAGGTGCCGATGGCGCTGATGTACGGCGTCACCGTTTCCAGAATGGAGGAAACGGCCGGAAGCAGGGCCGTGCCCAGCACGATGGCGGCCTTGCCGGCCGCGTTGGTGGCCAGCCGCAGGCGGGCCGAGGCCGTATCGGTGACGTTTCTGAACTCGTCCTGCTGGGAGCCGGCGTACTCGCTTTTGTCGGCAACGTCTTTCAGGGCCTTCTCATACAGATCCAGGGAGCCCACCAGCTTGACGATTTTCGGCGCGTGCTCCGTGCCGAACACGGCGGACAGGGCGGCCAGCGGATTCTTGGAGGCTTTGACCTGGCGCAGGAACTGCAGCATGGCGCCCTGGGCGTCCTTCTGCATGGCCTCGGCCATGCCCTTGGCGCTGATGCCCAGACCGGCCAGGGCCTGTTGGGCCTCCTTGGGGAGCTTGCCCGCGTTGCCCAGACGCACGAACATGGCGTTGGCCGCCGTGGCCGCGCTTTCGGTATCCACCTTGGTGGCCCGGAACACCGTGCCCAGGGCGGCCACTTCCTGGCCGGTCATCCTGAACGTGGCCGCCGTGCCGCCCACCCGGCTGACGAAGTTGACCAGTTCGCCCGCCTTGGCGTCGTATTTGTTGGACAGGTGGTTGATGGAATCGCCCAGCAGGCGCACCTCGTCCTGGGTCAGTTTGAAGTTGGTGCGCATGCCGGTCATGGCGGAACCGGCATCCTCGGCGGTCATGTCGAACGCGGTGGCCATGACCGCCGCGTCCTCGGTAAAGGCCAGCAGCTCATTCTGGGCAATGCCCGCCTGGCCGGCCGCGGCCGCGATTTTGGTCAGCCCCTCGGCGGTCATGGGGATGCGCGTGCTCATGTCGAGCAGTTCGTTGCCAAAGGCTTTGAGTCCGGCCGCGTCAAAATCCGTGACCTTGCGCACGTCGGCCATGGCGGTCTCGAAGCCCATGGCCATCTTGACCGGGGCGGCCACGGCCATGGCCGGCACCACGGCCTCCATCATGCTGCCGCGTAGCTCCTTGCGCCGGGCGGACGCGGCCTGGGCCTTGTTCAACGCCTCCAGCCGGTAGCGGGTGCGTTCCAGCTGGGCCTGCGCCCGGGCATGAGCACGGCCGTAGTCCGCCACGGCCACGCCGTAGCGGGCGGCTTCGGCCCGGGCTTTCTGATAGGCGGCCAGCTGGGTGTTCAGGGTTTCGCGGATGAGCGGATCCTTGCCGCCGCTCGCGGCGTGCAGGCGCTGGGTGGTCGCGACGTCGGCCCGCAGGGCCTGCGCCCGGGCCAGGGCCTTGGTTTTCGCGGTCAGAGACTCCATGCGCTGGGCGCTGGATTTGATTTTGTGCTCCACTGTGCTAAAGACATTGGCAACAGTAGGAGACAGCGTCGCTCCGACGGCAAAACCGACGCCGAACGTGCTATTCATGTCTCGCTCCGGAGTGATCCATGCTTATGACCCTGATAACCCACATCATCGCCTATGGCCTGATCGGCCTGGTGGCCCTGTTTTACTGCGGCCCGCTGCTCGGCGCCGTCCTGGGGTCTGCAGCCGCGCTGGGGTCCGCCCTGTTCCGGCTGGCCGCCCGGGCCGGCCTCATCCGCGTGCCCGGGCGACAGCCTCGTTGATCTCCGTCTGCAGACGCAGCGCCTCTTCCGTCCACTCGCACAGCTCGTCCCAGGTCAGGGACAGCAGCTCGCCCAGCCCCCACCCGGTCATTTTATTCAGCAGCAACGCCTGACGCCGTATTTCGCTTATCGGGGGTAACGCCCCGAAAGGTCAGGTACTGCTGCTGCACCCTGGCATAGTCCTCCGAATCCAGCCGCCGCAGATCCTCTTCCGGCAGTTCGCACAGCGCCGCGTAAAGCTTCAGCTCTCCGGCCATGTCCAGGGCGTCCCGCACGGGGTTGTCGATGATCTCCCCCATGCTGGGGCGGTGCATGGTCACTTCGGTCAGCTCGCGGTCGGCCAGCTGCACGGGGTAGTCCAGTTTGATAGTGGCGGTTTTGGGTCCTTTCATGGCGATCTCCTACATGCCGAGATTGGCGCGGATGTCGGCCAGCATGTCCACGCCGTTGAGGTTGAAGATGAAATTCAGCTTGTCCACTTCCACCAACTCCTGGCCGTTCATCCACATTTTGATGTAGTACAGCTCCATCTCGGTCTCCGGCTCCATCTTTTTGCCGGGCTCGAACTTGCCGATGCCGGACTTCTTGGGCATGGCCCTGGCCACAACCTTGACCGGCTTGTTGACGAAGGTGCCGGAGCCCGCGTCCAGTTCCTGGATGGAGCCGCGCACCTCCACATGGTGCCCGGCCGTCTGCAGCAGGGACGCGCCGTTGGGGGTGGGCACGTTCCACTTGATTTTCAGGACCAGGCTTTTGAAATGTCCGGCCACGGGCACGTCCATCTCGCCGGCGATGCCCAGGCCGGTGATGGACTCGGTCAGGTACTCGAAATCGGGCATCTCCACCGTGCCGATGCCCATCTGATCCACGCCGTCCCGGTAAACCTTGGCGTTGGTCAGCACGGACGGGATGGGGTTGGTGACGGGAAGGGTCTGGGACATATCGCGCTCCTAGGCCGCCAGGCCGTAAAGGGTGGACAGATAGGCGGGATCGTACTCAAGAATGAAAACCAGCTCGCGCCCGGCCTGCGGCGGGGTCAGGTAGACATGCCAGCGGACCTTGCCGCCCATCAGATCGCCGCCGGGGTTGTCGACTTCCTCAAAGGTCACCCGGCCGCCCAGCAGGAATTCGCGGCCGGTCAGGCCGTTGAGCCAGACGTTGAAGGTGTCCTGCACGGTTTCGATCATGCGGCGGCGCAGCGGGTTGGAGACATACTGCCAGCAGGTGAGCACCAGGGTGTTGCCCACCCAGCTGAACATCCTCCGGATGGGGATGGAGCTGTCCTTGACGTCGGTGATGCCGGGATAGGCCGTGGTCTGATCGCCCCAGGCCACCAGGCCGCCCACCATATTGAGGGCGGTAATGATGCCGTTGCCGTTGAGGTAGGCGGCCTCAGTGGGCGTGAGGTGCAGCTCGCGCCCGGCGTGCGCCAGGCCCTCGCACTGCAGCCGCTTGTTGGACGGGCTCCAGAACGGGATGCCGCTGTTTTCCGCGTCGCGCTGGGCGATGACCCCGGCCAGATGGCTGGAGCCGCGTTCCACGGCGCCGTTGTAGGCGGGGCTGCCGAACATGCACAGCAGGTTGGCGTCCGTGAGGTTGTTGTCGTTGAGCCAGGCCGGAACTTCGGTGTATTTCTGCACCTCGTCGGGCACGTCGATGATGCCCGTGGCCCGGAAATGGCCGCAGATATCCTTGCAGCCCGCGCCGATGGCCAGGGCCACGGCCGGGTCGCCGGAAAAGCCGGGCGCCAGGATCTGGCCGGGAGACATCCGGAAACGGGGAAACACCTCTTCGCCCAGGGCCAGGCCGGTGCGCCGCAGGCTCGCACTGTCCACACCGCCGATGATGTCGGAGGCCGTGACCTTGCCGACGTCGGGCACAGCCCCCTCCCCTTCCCCCGTGGTATGCCGGTCAGGGTCGAAGACGTTCACGGCCACGATGGGAGCCACCTTGTAGCGCCCGAAATACAGATTCGCCGCCTCGTACAGGGTATAGTCGGACGCGGGTTCATCCGCCCCGGGAGCGCCGAACTGGGCCACAAAGTCGGGCAGGCTGTAGATGAGCTTCGGTTCGTTGACGGGCCTGGACACGTCTTCGGCCAGGTTGTGGACCGGGGCCGTACCCACGATGACGGGCAACGCGGAATCCACCTCCACGGGAGTGACCAGGCCGGTGGCCTTTTCTTCAATATAAACGCCGTGACGATATTGAGACATGGGATTCTCCTCAAAGCCCCGCAGGGCACGCGGTAGCGTGTGATAGCCCGGAGCCGCGCCCGCGTGACCGCGCTCACGCGGGCATGGGTGCGGCGAGGGGCGGGTTAGTTGCCTTGCATGTTCCAGTGGGTCAGCGCGTAGGCCTCGGCAAACTGCGGGGCCTGTTCGTCGGGGCGCGCCCAGGGCACGAATTCCCCCCGCTCGTTCGCCGTCAGGATGTAGCGGCCGTTCAGGGCCTGCTGCCGACAGGCCATGGCGCTCCGGCGCACCAGGGCCAGCAGATTCTGAAGATCGTTTTCCGCGCCCTCCGGATCCTCGTTCCAGACCACCAGGCGCAGGGCCAGCACCGTATGGCCGAAGCCGTCGTCCTTGTCGTGCCCGGACATGGCCTGAATGAGCACCAGGGGCGCGTCGTATTCGTCATGCTCCCCGCTCTTGGCCGGCATGGAACCTATCCGGATCCGGGCCGGGCGCAGGCGGACATCCTCCGGACGCGGCCGTTCCCGCCGGGCGCGGGTGGGCAGGGGCAGGCCGGCCAGCGCGGGCGTGAAGTGTTCCCGCAGGGCGGCCATGAGCAAAAAAGTGTTCATTGCAGTTTCTCCAGGCGGTAGTGCACTTCATGGCGCAAAGACTTTTCAAACGTGGTCCGGGCCGCCCGCATCACGAACGCGGACGTCGCGTCAAAGGCGGCGAAATATTGCACGCTGTAGCCGAACATCCGCTCCAGCGCGCGGCCCCGGCGCCGCATCAGGAACAGGCGTCCGTTCAGCCTGGTCACGAACGCCTTGGACAGTCCGTTGCCGCCGTCCGGATAGCGCACCGGCTCGCCCGGGCCGATCTGGTAGCCGGCCCGCGGCCAGTTGACGCTGCGCATCCGCTTGCGGGCCGTCACCCGGCGGGGCATCAGGCGGAAGTGGTCCATGGCCAGCGGACGGCTGGCCACGCGCACTTGCGCCCAGGCAGCGCCTGGAGTGGTGCTGATCAGGGGCTTGGACAGGGCCTGCCGGATTTCGCCGGACTTGAGAAAGCTGTGCTGCTTGATCTGCCGGACGATGTTGGTAGCCATGTTATCCTGGGTGCGCTTAAGCGCGGCCCGGACGGCCTTGTCCACTTCGCCCGCCATGCCGGCCAGAGGCAGCAGCACGCGCTTGAAATCCCGGGTGTCTATTTTGAGATCCACAACCGTTCCCTTTACGCGTAAGCCCGGCTGACCCGGAGGATCAGCATGCCCGCTTCCACGCGCACGCTGTTGTCCTCCGGCTCCACCACCCAGGACTCGCCGTCGATGTCCACCTGCTGCTCCGGCACGGGCCGCGCCCGCAGACTGTCGGCCAGGTAGAGGGTCCGGACGTGTTCCTCCAGGCCCAGGCTGCCCGCGTCGCTGAAGCCGCCGCTGGCCTGGGAGGCGCGGGAACCATGGCCGTCGTCGATGATGGCGGTCACGGGCTCCCCGTTGAACAGGATCTCCTGTCCGAATTCGGACAGATCCATGAACACGGCCCCCACGTCGTCGATTATGTCGTCTTGGAAGGACATTCCCGGTTCCATCCTGTCAGCTTCAATTCGGTTTCCAGGCGGACGATGCGCTCCGCATGGTCCGCGCTGCTCTCTTCCAGGGCGTCCAGACGCTTGTGCGCCCGGAGCACCGCCGCCTTGGAGGCATAGATTTCCGCCAGTTTTTCAATAGCCTTGGCCAATTGCTCGTGCTGGGCCTTGTGCCCTTTCCACCATTCGCGGAAGCAGAACAGGCCGAAGGCCATCAGCAGGGAGTTGAGCCCCAGAAGGATTTCCATGGTCATGGCCGGGCCTTCCTTCCCCGCTTTGTGCGGGCGTTCATGCGGCCGGAAGCGGGTTCCGCCCGCGCCCGGACTTCGCTGTCAGCGCGGCGCGCCGCGCTACGGCGTCGCCCAAGGTAATGGTTCACGGCTCAGTCCCCGGGGTTGGGCGTGGATTTGTACAGCAGACGGCTGGCGTCGTCCGAGCCCTTGGAGGAACCGAAATAGTAAGCGATGACCGTGTCCGCCTTGGCCGAGGCATAGCCCACCACGCCGCCGATGAGCGCGATCTGCGCCGCGTCCATGCCGGTCAGGCGAGCTTGGAACACCATCCAGACACAGGCCACAAACGCGCCCAGGGCCACTGCGGCCAACAGGCGCGGGGTCCAGGAATCGCCGGTGGCGGATTCCCTCCGCCGGGCGCTCTGGCGGTCGGCCACGGCAATCCGGGCCAGATCCACGTCCAACTCTTTCATTGTGGCCGTGAAATCCATCTCGGCCCGCTTCACCGCCACCAGTTGCTCGGGCGTGGCCCGAAGAACGGCCTGCGCCACATCCTCTTCGCCGGCACCGTCGCCCAGGCCCAGAGCCTTGCCGATGGCCGCCACGCCCAGCCCGGCCAGCGGCCCGCCCAGAGCGGTGGCCAGGGCCGGGGCCACCGTGCCGACAATATCCTTCCACCCGGCCATCAGGCCGCTCCTTCTGCCGGGTCGCAGTGGGTGCGGGTCAGCCACCCGTCCACGAATTTTCGCTTCGCGGCATTGACGGCCGCTACCTCGATGTAGTGCCCTCCCTGCAGGCAGTTCAGGGCGTGCACCACGGCGGCGTCACTGGCGCGCCGGTCCAGCACCCTGGCCAGGGCGGCCAACGTCTTCGGACCCACGGCGCCGTCCACCACGAGATCGACAAACAGGGCGGCACCGGAGCGCTTGTCGAAGTTCATGGCGTTGCACAGGCGCTGGAGCAGCTTGCCCGCGCCAGAGCGCCCCAGGTTGACCGCCTGCTCGAACAGTTCGTCGGCCACCGGCTGGGAAAAGGCGGCCAGGCCCATGCGATCCCACCATTCCCGGCGATACCAGTCGCTGACCATGTCCGAGAGGCCCGGCAGCGCGGCCAGATGCCGGGAAAAGGCCAACGCGCCCCGGCTGTAGCTGCTGTGGGATTTGGCCGCGTCGATCACGGCCCAGCCGTCCCAGGACGGGAAGAAGGTGCGGGCGATGCCGGCATAGGTCTCGCCGCCCGGATCTCCCGACACGTTGCACCAGCCGCCTTCAAAGTTCTTCAGGGGCGCATACGCTTTCAGAAAATCAGCCATGGTGCCCCCTACTCGCCCGCTGACGCGGTCACGCCGGTCAGGATATAGCCCGCGCCGGTGAACTGGATGCATTCATCCGTATTCTGGCGCACCCGGTAGATGTCGCTGCGGGTCTGCTCCTCGCGGTACTGCTCGGTGGTCAACATGCCGGGCGAATCCTCTTCCCAAAGGAAGGTGCGGCCCAGGCAGGGCTCCTTCAGGTTCTGGCCGCCGCCGGAGATGCAGGCCAGCATGATCATGTCCGTGGGCCAGATGGTGGCGATTTCCTTGGGTCGGCGCTTGGCGGCCTTATTGTAGACGGCCCCGGCCACGATGATGGTGGGCACGCTGAAATACGCCTTCAGCTGCTCCATGCTCAGTTCGCCGCGGATGGCGTTGGGGTTGCTGTACTTGATGCGGTCCATGACCGCGTCGCACATGGAAATGTGCTTGAGCACGTCCTCGTCCATGATCAGGGCGTTGGGCTTGAGGCCCACCGAGAAACGGAAATAGTCCTTGGCCCTGTTCACGTCGGCCAGAGGATCGGCGTCGGCATAGCTGTTCCAGGCGTGCGCGACCGCAGCGTTTTTAAATGTGCCGGTATCCATGACCTTGGCTGCCACCCGGCGCTCCTGGGAGCGCAGCACCATAAGGGTGGCCCGCTGCACGGCCACGGTTTCGGCGTCAAAATAGCGGGCGAACAGGGCGGCCTCGGTGTCGTCGAGCGGCTCTTCCCAGCCGTTTTCCTTGCAGGTGTAGTCCTTGAAATCGAACTCCCAATCGCCCCGGGCGTAGGCCGTGCGCGGCGCGCGCTGGGTGTCGGCGGACTCGAGAATGGCTTCGGCAGGGATGACCGGGTACTGCGACGATTGCAGCACGGTGTTGAACCCGGGCAGGACCTGGTGGCCGATGAAACCCTGCGTGGCCGCGCCGAGACTGTACTCGTAGGCCAGCACCCCCAGGTCGGGGCGGATGATGGAATTTGTTCTGGGCATGAATTACGCTCCTTTGATGTGGGATGACGCTCGGTCCGCCGTCTTGGCGGACACTCGCTCTCGCTTGCCGCAAGCGCGGTTGCGGCAGCGCTCGCGCTGCGCGGCTGCCCGCGTCCTGCGGGCGTTATTCTCCGGGGACGGTTCCGGGAATCGGGTTGAACACGGGCATGATTTCCACCAGACCGCCGCTGGCGCCCGCCCGCAGGGCCATGCCCACCAGCGGCGCGCTGCCGGAATGCGGCGCCACGGCCCCGGCCTCGCCGGAACTGAGCAGCTGCCCCAGGGTGACGGTGGCCCCGCAGGCCACTTCCAGTGTGCCCGGCGTGTTCAGCAGACGCACGCCCACATGCTCGCCCGCCACGCGGGCGCCCACTTCGGTCACGCCCACCGGCACCTCGCCCTCGCCGCAGACCTCCAGGCCCGCAGCGGTCAGTTTGACCATGCAGTCCTGGGGAATGGGACCGGCGGCGATAAATGTTTTCCGCGAATTTTCATGGTAGGGCATGACTATTTCCTCCCCTTCTGCTGCGCGTCGATCCACGCCTGGTGTTCCTCGGGGTGGGCCGCGGCCATGGCCTGGATGGCCGCGCCGCGGCTGACCCCTGCGGTCTTGATGTGCGCCGCCACCAGCGCGTCGAAGTCCGGCGCGGCCTTATCTTCTTCGCCCAGAGCAACCAGGGGCGAGAGAGGCTTGCCCGCGGCGGCCGCTTTCAGGGCGTCCAAGGCTTCCTTCTGCGCGTCCCGCTTCGTATCGGCAGCGGGGGTTCCCCCCAGCACGCCCTGCAGAGAGGCCAGCACGTCCGGCGACACGCCGGAGGCCGCCACCACCTTCAGGCGGGATGCCGCTTCTTCGCCCAGCACGGCCCCGGCCAGAGCCAGGACCCGATTCTGTTCCGCCTTGGCCGCCTCGTCCCGGACGCTGTCCTGGACCTGCGCGGCTGCCGCCGCGGCGGATGCTTCCAGCTCGGCCCGCAGCTCCCGCACGGTGTCCGGATGTTGCGCTTTGAGTTCCGCAAGATTCATGACTGTCGACTCCTTGATGTGGCTGATGAACGCGGCCCGGGAGCAGACCCGGTCGATGAGCCCCGCCTTCAGGGCTTCGCCCGCGATGAAAATTCTGCCGTCCGCCATGGTCAGAGCCTTTTCCCGGCTGACTCCCCTGCCCCGCTCCACGGCCTGCAGGAACAGCTCGTAGGTATCGTCGATGCCGGACTGGAGGTAGGCGCGCATCTCGTCGGACAACGGCTCCACGGAATTGCCCGCGGCCTTGTAGTGCCCGGCGGCGATGACGGTGTATTTGATGCCGACTTCCTCCAGGGCTTTGGACATCTCGCGGTGCAGCATGACCACGCCGATGCTGCCCACTTCGGCCGTGGCCGGAGCCGCGATTTCCCTGGCGCCGCAGGACAGCCAGTAGGCCGCCGAAGCCATAAGCCCGTCCGCATAGGCATAGAGGGGCTTGCCCGCCCCCGCCGTGGTCACAGCGGCGGCCAGTTCCTCAATGCCGTCCACGGTGCCGCCGGGCGAATCCACATCCAGCAGGATGGCCCGCACGGCCGGATCAGCCTCGGCCTGCTGCAAGGCCGCGCCGATGCCGCGCATGGAGGCCAGCAGATCCATGCCGAAAAGACGAAGGCCGTTCTTGGTCAGGGCGCCGGTCACCGGCACGATGGCCACAGGGCCGTCTTTTACATACATCGGCTCACCCGCACGTCCTGTGCGGGATTCGCCCTCGCTCTGCTCTCGATTCCCGTAAGGGCTTGTGGACTCGCCCAACGGGAACGCTTCGCGCCTTTCGGTCGGTCTTGCCGCAAGCGTGGTTGCGGCTGCGCTCCGCTGCGCGGCTGCCGCCATCCCTGGCGGCACATCGGCTAAAGGTTGCAGGCTGTCCGCGCGACAATGAGCAGGCGACAAAGAAACCTTACGAATAGCGACAGCATCGACCAGGCTGGTCAGGGCGTCGGCCTTGATGGCCCACAGGCCGGAAAGAGAGGTCAGCAGACTGGCCAGGCTCATGCGTTGTCCTCCTCGGGATTTTCGGCTTCGTCGTCAGAAGCGTCGTCCCCATCGGCGGCGGGCTCATCCACGGGAGATGCGGGGGGCGGGGCCTGCGGCGGCTCCAGCCCCAGCGTTTTGATCAGGCGCTCTTCGCGCTGACGGGTCCTGGCCACGGTCTCGAAGTCCAGGCCCCGGGCATGGCAGATGGCCGTGCGGGTGTCGGTCAGGGAATCCAGGGCCAGCTGCTCCGCATTGCGCTCCTTCACGGGCTCGATCTGACCACGCGGGGGCCGGGTCCAGACGCAAGCCAGCCAGGCCCGGGCCATGGCCGGGGAGTCGTACAGGGACGGCGCGCCCGCGGGCACGGCCAGCATGCCGCGCAGCCAGGCTTCTTCCATGACCATGCCCCAGGTGGGGTCCAGATAGCCGCGCACATCCCATTCCTGATACAGGGCGTGCAGCTTCCAGACCTCCAGCAGAGCGGCGCGGGCGCTGCTGTAATTCGTCTTGGAAAAATCCTTGCTGACCATTTCGTAGGGCTGGCCGGTGGACGCGGCGGCGGCCCGCAGCACGCGCTCGTAAAAGGCGTCGAAGGTCGGGCCGGGCCGGGTGGAGGAAATGATGTGCGGCTTGTCGCCGGGGTTGCCCGTGGTCAACGTGCCGGGCTGCACCTGCAGGGCGTAGTCGCGCCCGCCCATGGCCTTGCCGCCGGAAAATCCGCCCCCGCCGGCCGCCCCCAGGACGTCCTGCGGCGTTTCAATAAACACCGTGAAGCTGGCCGCGATGAGCGCGCCCACCAGCTCATAGTCCACGTAGTCCGCGAGGTCGCGGAACTGCTTCATGGCAGGGGAAAGGATGGAAACACCGCGCGTCTGCTCGGGCATGCCGGAGTGATAGCGGTGGAAACAGGCGTAACGATGGCCCACCATGCGCGGCACGTAGATGAAATGCCGCGAGGTGAGCCCGGCCAGCGGCATATTGTCCGGCGGGTTGGCGATGAAGTATCCCTTGGGCCGGTTGTACGGCCCAAGGTGCACGCCGCCCCGGATGTCCGCCCGGTGCGTCAGGTCCCCGGGCGTGCGCAGCCGGGCCGGATGCAGGGGCTGAAGGGCCAGGCCGAAGGCCCGGCCCGGCTCCTCCAGCCACACGGGGAGGTGGAGGAACTCGCCCGTGATGAACATGCTGCGCTTGGATTCGTATTGCAGATCGTCGAAGTGCTGCGTGCCGCCGGCGTGCGCTTCCTTGCACCAGATCTTCCAGGCGGCCTCGGCCGAATCCGCGAATTCCTGGGCCTGCTCGTCGGTGATGCCCAGCGCCGTGGCGTCCGGATAGGACTGCGGCCGCAGGCCCGGCCCCACCACGTTGAGCGCCAGCGAATCCACGCAGCTGGCCGCGTGCCCGTCGTTGGCCGCCAGGCTCTCGGCCCGCTGCATGGTGTTGTCGATGGCCCGGGATTCGGACAGGCGTTGTTCGCGGCGCGGGTTCCAGCTCTGCAGCGTCCCTTCCTGGGACGCGGACAGGCGGCGCACGCCGGCCACCAGACCGGAGGCCATCTGCCCGGCCGCGGCCATGGCGTAACGGGCCTGCATGCGCCTGGCGCCCGCCACGGGCGAAACATAGTTGACCAGGCGGTCGATGAGGTTGGGCTGAATGTTCAGGCGCATCAGTATTCCCCCCTGCCGCCCCGGCCGGGCACCAGCTGGATGAAACGCGGGGAGGCCAGACCGGCCCGCTCGTCCTCCACCGTGGGCTGGGCGTTGAGCCAGTCCAGGGTGCTGCGGATTTCGGGCAGGTCGGCCCGGCGCAGGCGGCGTGTGCCGATGGTGTACTCCTGCCCGGCGGCGCACTTGAGCAGGGCCGTATTCCAGGCTTCAATCTGCTTGGTTTTCTGCTCGCGGGTGAAAACGGCCATGCTCAACTCCCGGCCTCGCAAAAACACGGGGCACTTTTGCGAGCATGTACACCGCCGGGGAAGGCATGTCAGTCCAGAGTGGACAGACTGGACAGAATGGAGACAGTTTTTTCAGGGGGTAAAACGCCCGTGAAGCCATACGGGGCGCGGCTTGCCGGGGTACGGCAATTGCGTGCGCAAAGCGGCTTTGAAAAAAAATTCGCCCGCGGTCGGGGAGACGGCCGCGGGCGAAGGTAACTGTCTGTTTTTTATATTTTTATGTTCAGATCAGGCACAGACCAAAGTAAACGCTCTTGCCGCCGCGCTTGCGCCGGGCAAAGCGGGTGGGCATGACCCGTCCGAAGATATGCTGGCTCGGCACGGGCTCACCGAACTTGCCGCACCACCAGGCCGTAAAAGCGTCATACAGCCTGGTGGCGTTGACGCGGCCGTGCTCATCCGTCCGGCACTTCTCCTCGGCAAACTGGACGATGCGCCGGGTTTCCTCGTCGTGAACGGGACGCGGCAAAGGCCCGGCAGCCAACATACGACAAATGTGGACAAAGCACTGCACGGCGAAATCCCAACCTTCTTCTTCCAAACTCGCGCAACGCAGGGCCGACTCCCAAACACGCAGGCGAATGCCCTGACGCAAGGAATATACCTCCGGCACATCCGGCATACCGGTACGTTCCCCACGCAACTTGTTCGCGTTCGGCATGGTATAGGTCCCGGTACGGCGCAGGGTGGGCAAGACTTCTCCGGCCAACCACTTCTGGAAGGACAGGGCCTTGGGTTTGTCCGAGCGACCGAGGAAAAAGTAGAGCCCCTGCTCGGAAAGCATAAGCATTTCCTGGATTCCCGAGGGGGTCAGAACGGATCTGACCCCCCGCCACTCCTCCGGTACATGTACAATGCAACTTTGCCCATTCCACTGATAATTCAATGCCAAGGCCACATCCTTGGCCACGAACCAGGGATTCCCCTCTTCGTCCAGCATGGAGCGCACAAGGTTCTCGCCAAAAACAAAAGGCACCAGATTCCGTTCAGTCTGCGTATTCATAAAAAACCCTCCACAGTTTTGCCCAAGCGTAAGCATATTTTCCCTAACATCGTCAAATAAAAAACGAATCAGGATATTTCACAGGACAATTTTTTTCCTGTTTGTCCTGCATGCATCCTGTCGCGCTCATTGACGATCACTCCAGCGACGGCAATTTCACTTTCACAGCGGGACATTGTGCAGTCACTTCGGCAAAGACCTGGAGAAGTTTGCGGTCCACATCCTCAATCAGCACCCAGAGCAGACGACTCTGCGCGGGCGATCCGCTCTGCCGCACCAACTCGGCATGGGCCATGAGCGGCGTCAGCAGATCCGTGGTGAGCATAGTGCCCAGGGAAACCGCGTTACGCATTGACCACCTCCGATTCCGGAGCACGGCTGCGGGCAGACAGCTCGTTATGGGCCTGATCGAATACGCTGCCGATGAGCACGGCCTCGCGCTCCGGATCATTGGCGCAGATCTTGCGGATGCGCCGGATGGAGGCCATGTAGGGATCGGCACAGTCGGCATAGTTCCAGACGGGGAAGCAGAGACGGGCGAGATTAGACATGGCGCCCTCCCGCTTCATGCACCATGCCGGACAGCGTGTCGCGTACCTGACGCAGGTCGGTCCAGGTGCCGGCAAGAATGCGGGCGGTGCCATTGGCCGGAGTCTCCGGCGCGCTGCCGCTCAGAAGAGAGAAGTAGCCCTGCAAAAGGGCAAGCCTGCCCATGACGTCTTCAATAAGCACGATAGAATGGCAGCACTGGCCAAGAGCCGGGCCGCGAACAGCAGAACGGGAAAGGGATTGAGACATAAGGCACCTCGTTGAGTTTCTTATTGCCTTTCTGCGGACGCAAAAAAGGCCGGGAGCTAAGAACCGTCAACGAACGGCGGGCGTATTCCCTGCGAACAGGTCTTGTATTAGCCCACTCCCGGCCTGAAAGCCGAAGGATACACCACCGCTTGTCAGGCGCGGGGGCGCAAAAAAAGCCACGCTCACGGGGTGACAGCCGTCGTTGAAGGTGTTCTTAGGCACCTGCAAAATTGCTTGCCAAAATGCACGGAGCGTGTCAAGGCTAATCTGAATTCCGTACATTTTATAAGGAAATTGATACGAGGGAGAAACATTATGCGACTGTACTTTGCCCAGAGCGTTATTGCTTCTTTGACTATCTGCGCGAGCCTGCTGTGTTCCGCCTGCGGCAGCAGTCAGCTTGACTTGGAGGGCAAAAGCCCCGAACAGGCAGCGGACGCTATCAAGGGACTGGATAAAAAAATTACCGAAGCGCGCCTGCAGCCGACTGTGCAGGGTCCCAGCGTTGTTTGGATTACATGGCTGGCCAACTCCGGACCGTCGCCCCTCCTTATGGAGCAGACCGACATCAAAACATTGTTGCAGAGTATCGCCCTGGCGAAAGGCAATGACAATATCGGCTGGGTGCTGCTCTTCCTCAATGAAACGGGCGTCGACCAGCTGGGCAACAAGAGCCCTGTTTTGGCCCTCAAGTTGGGATGGAACATGGAAACGCTGAAAAAAGTCAATTGGGATGGAGTTCAAAACTGGCAGTTGATCGATCTTGCGAGTATTGAAGGCGTTGGTCCCTTTGGTAAAAATGCTATTGACGCCTACTGCAAGGATGGCGCATCAAGCTATGGCAAAACTTTCTGCACGCGGGCGGGATGGCGCGGATGAAGATTGGGCGCATTCCACCTTCGGCCGCAAAATCCAGCAGGCCATCGACTTTAACGCCAAGGGCAAAAATATCGCCATCCTTGCCGAAGACGCCTGGGCTAACGCTCTCTAGTTGAAGAAGATAAGCAAATGAGTATCCCAAAAGTTTTAGTTGATACGTGTATTGTTTCCACTGGCCATGCCGATCCAGCCTGTTGGGTTCAGATAGATACTGATAGTCAGTTCTTTTCTAATAAGCTTATTGTATATATTATAAAAGAGAGAAAAAATATAACACTTGATACTCAAATAGATATTCAGGCAATCGGGAGAGCTGCTAGAAATAACGAAATATTTCTCTATGAATATCCAGAATTAGTCTGGGAGACATGGCTTGGATATCAAAGTTGGAGAAATAATGTATCTCCTTTGTACGCATTTCGAGATGTAAAATGGCATAATATTCCATCACCTATAGATCGATCTAAATTTTTTCAGTCATCAAATTGGGTAGAAGGAAAAGAAGTTGAGTTATTTATGGATTTTCTTTTAAAAACTGATCATATCAAATTACATTCTCTTATGCATAAATTAAATATATTTTCTGAGTTTGAAATTTCTTGTGCAAAGAATCTCCCAATATTTCAAGGGATGTGTTCAGATAAAGTTTTGGGAAGAAAAAGGGCACGAGACATTTATCATTTATGGGCAGCAGAATGCAATAATTTAGATTATTTTCTTACAGATGATAAAAAATTAATAAATGCTTATAAAAATGCGTTAAAAGATAAAAAAATAAATATTCACTGCAATCTTGTAGCCCCCAAAGAACTTATAGAAATACTTAATATTTCAACAGACGGCATAACAGTGCCAAATCCAGGAAATATGTTTCTTATGAATGGCTTAGAATATATTCCATGATACAATTTACGTTAAAAATGACTACAATATATATTGTAAACAGATATGTTTGACAGCGTCTACATATACCCTGAACCACCCTCAAAATGAATACCTACACCCCCGGCCGTCCCATTGACTGTCGGTCTGCTTTTAGCATACTGCATAACATTGTCCAGCAGTTGCAACAACATCACGAACTGCGGCGGATGCATCCTGCCGCCCACCCTACGGAAGAACAATGACCATGAGAGGCGAGACACAGTCGGACGCAACGCCGCATAAAAGAGCCTTCAGAATCTGGATATCCTATGCTCTGGCGGGACTGATCGGCGTCACAATCGGAGCGATACTCATCTTTTGCCTGGCTCCAGGGTTATTTACCTTCGAATCACGTTGCTATATCGCCTCGCATACAATCTCTGGCGTCGGACTGTCCTCCGCCAAGGTCGATCCCATATGGCACATGACAATCCGGAGTATGGTTGACAGTGCGGCACAACAGGCTGAAACCCGCCTCCGGGATCACTTCACAATGCTCCTCGCCATGGCAGGCATGGGCACGGCGGTCATTCTCGCTATCTTCAGTCTGTCCCAGGCTCGCCGGGAAGAGCAAGCCATCTCCGAAATGAAGGAACTCAGGACTGAAGCCAAAAACATACTGGCCGAAATCCGGCAATGCGGTGAAACAGCCCATACAGAGGTGGACAAAATCAAGGAAGGCTTTGAAAAGCTCAGGCGCTCGCCCGCAACCGGGCCCGAAGAAAAGCGGGAGGGCACATCCCGCGACAGTCAGTTTGGCGCCGAAGAGCAAAAATCGGAAAAAGACGGCAGTAGCGGGGAGGAGAATCAGGAGACGCCGGACGTCCTCTTTCCGCCCCCCCCTTCCTGCGTCCGAGGTCGAGCAGCCTGCTCCTACGGCAGGAACTCCCGAAGCATCCGTCCAGGTAAACCAGACAGATCTGAAACAGCTAGAGACTTTCGCCGCCCACGGCGATGCCGAAGCACAAGTTATTCTGGCACAGCTGTATAGAACAGGACAAGACATCGGACAGAACAAGGCTGAAGCGGCAAAGTTGTACAAAAAAGCGGCTGAAAAAGGTCACGCTATGGCACAGTTCAATCTAGGCGTGATGTATAACCAGGGTGATGGCATCGAACAGAACAAGGCTGAAGCGGCAAAGTTGTACAAAAAAGCGGCTGAACAAGGTCACGCTATGGCGCAGTTCAATCTAGGCGTGATGTATAGCCAGGGTGATGGCATCGAACAGAACAAGGCTGAAGCGACAAAGTGGTACAAAAAAGCGGCTGAACAAGGCCTTGCTAGGGCACAGTTCAATCTGGCTATAATGTATGACGAAGATGATGGCATCGAACAGAACAAGGCTGAAGCGGCAAAGTGGTACAAAAAAGCGGCTGAACAAGGCCTTGCTAGGGCACAGTTCAATTTAGGCGTAATGTATAGTCAGGGTGATGGCATCGAACAGAACAAGATTGAAGCGGAAAAATGGTACATAAAAGCGGCTGAACAAGGCCATATTAAGGCACAGTTCAATCTGGCCGTAATGTATAGTATAGGAGATGGAATCGAACAGGATAAGGCTGAAGCGGAAAAATGGTACATAAAAGCGGCTGAACAAGGCAATGCTAAGGCACAGTTTAATCTGGCCGTAATGTATGACAAAGGTGATGGCGTCAATCCGGACCAGCGGACGGCCGTATCCTGGTATCAGAAGGCTGCGGAACAGAGACATGCCCCGGCCGCCTTGGAAATGGCCAGCCGCTATTTCAATGGCAAAGGCGTGCCGGAGAATTATATCAAGGCATACGTTTTCCTTCTGCTGTACAAAGCCAGCAAGAGCGAAGATAAAAATGCTTCCCTAGCACAGAACCTGCAGCAATCTCTCGCCAACCTTCTGCCACCTGAACAGATTGCCGCTGCCCAGCGGGAAGCGACGGCCTTGTGGAACAAAATCGATAATACGCGCGACGATTAATATACCCCTGCCCTGTACGCGCGGCACCCTATGCCGCCCTTGACGTCCGACATTGTGTGACATATGTATATGTCACACAATGTCGGATACCTTTTTAAAAGGACCAGCCATGCGTTTTTTCAAACTCCGGGCCTTTGAGCGTTTCGCCACCAAAGAAGGCATCACGGACGAATCCCTGAAAGCCGTAGCCGCCCAAATGGAAGCGGGGCAAATTACGGCCAACCTGGGCGGATTCGTCTACAAGCAGCGGCTGGCCAGGCCAGGCGGCGGAAAGTCCGGCGGGTACAGGGTCATCCTCTACTACCGCCAGGGCGAGCGCGTATTCTTCGCCTTCGGATTCGCCAAATCCACCATGGCCAATATCCGCTCCAATGATCTGGCCATCTTCAAGGCGCAGGCCGACGTGCTCATGCACAGCCCGGACGACAAACTCAGGACGCTGCTGAAAAACGGCATCCTGATGGAATTTTAGGAGCATATCATGCCGAACAACTACAACAGCGAAATTGCCGAAGCCGTCCACAAGGACATGCAGGACATGCTCAAGCTCGGCGTTATCGACAAGCAGACCATGCGCACGTTTGACGAACTTTGTCTGGTGCCGGTCGAGCCCATGAGCGGGGAAGAAATCCGGAAGCTCCGGGAACGTGAGGGGGTATCCCAGCCCATACTCGCATGGCACCTGAACGTCAGCAAAAACCTGGTTTCTGATTGGGAACGCGGAGTACGGAACCCCGGAGGCGCGGCCCTGAAGCTGCTGAATCTGGTAAAAGCCCACGGACTGCAATCCATCAGCCTGTAAAAACACAAGGGAGGAAGCGATTCCTCCCCTTTTTTACGCCTCCGGATCCACCCGGCGACTGACCAGGTAGGCCTCGATACTGCTCACCGTCACCTGCAGGCCCTTGCGGTTGCCGATGCGGAAGGCCACCAGCCGTCCGGACGCCACCAGCTTGTATACCCAGGAATCCGTGCAGCCCAGGCGGGCGGCCGCTGTCTGCACATTGACCCGTGGCCCTTTGGCCCGGTCATGGGGAAGATTGGCGTTCCGGCCCATGGAGGTCTCCTAATACTCGCCCCGGCCTCGCAGGAAGCCGGGGCGGTTGCGTTGGGGCGCTTCCCGGCCCGGCAGCACGCGAGCGGGCAAAGGCGGCCGGGCGGACATGCCGGCCCGCAGATCCACGCCCCGGGCTTCCGGCCCGGTTGGCCGAACCAGCCGGGCCTGGGCCGCGGCCAAAAGCTCGCGTTCCACGATCATCTGAAAGCTGGGCAACCAAGCCCCGTCCACGCAGGCGCTGGCCATGACGGTACAGTCCAGATAGTGGTTGTTCCGATTTTTCCGCACCCAGGCCAGCTTGCCGTTACGGTCGCGCACCAGGGCCTCGGCGCAGATCTGCGCGGCAAAGGACTGGTCCGTCTCCCGGTGCAGGGTCATGGGTTGACGCGCATCGGGCTCCAGGCGGGCGAAGATAAGGCTCTTGAAATAGTAGGTATCCAACAGATAGAGCCAGAGGCCTCCGGGGATGCGGATCCGGGAGCTGGGCAGGCGGTCGATCATGGTGGCGCGCACCGGGGTATGCGACTCATGTGATGCCCCCTTGCAGGCAAACACCTTCCCGGCGCCATGACGGCGCACGTAGTTATAGACCTCCTCGGTGCGGGACACCACGTCATCCTTGCCGCGTGTACCGCCCGAGTCCATGCCCGCGCGCCAGAGGCCCAGGCTCTCTCCGCTCCTGGGAGAGTCGGGCTCAAAGTCGTAGCGGGTTTCATGCAGCAAGGCATGCACGGCATCCCACTCCGGCAGGCGGCCGTAGTCGATGAGCGCCGACGACAGGTCCGGCCGCCAGCCGTAGACCGTGTACCAGAAGCCGCGCTTCTGAACGTCCACCCCGGCGGTCAGGGCCACCACGTCGCCCGGCACTGTCCGGGCGGGCAGTTCCAGGTCCACCCGCTCCAGGACCCGGCTCTCCTCGGTCTCCATTTCCACAGCCTGATACGGCAGCGCCCACATCCCATTGACATACTGCTGTTTTACGGCCAGAGCGTCGGAGGCCTCGGCGCGCATTTTTTCGGCCATGATCTCCGACAATGAGACGTTCTTGGACAGGATGGCAGGCAGGTAGAATCCCACCTTGCGCGGATGGGGCACGGGCTCATCCGCCACCCACCGGCCCATGCCCACGGCCCGGTCGCGCAGATAGTCGGTCCAGGGGTAGTTACAGTGAGAGCACTTGTAGCGGGCCAGCTTGCGGCGCTCCACTTCCTTGGGGTCGCTGCACTTTTCCGCCAGCGCCAGGCCGGCCTCCTCGAGCTGGTTGTACTTCATGCAGGCCGGACAGCGCGCCTCAAAGTGACGCACCTCGTCGCACTCTTCCAGGGCCTGCACGATGCTGCATTCGTCGCCGCCGATGGGCTTGGACACGCGGAGTATCTTGCGTGTGCGGGAGTAGGATCTGGTGCGCTCAAGGAACTCGGCCACAGGTACGCCCTGCCCGGCAATCTGCTTGTACAGAGCCTCTTCATCCAGCATCAGGTCTTGGATTGAGATGGAGGCACGCTGCGACGGCGACTGCGCGCTGGCCAGAAACAGGGATGTGCTGTCCCGAAATGAAATCTGGGATGCCTTGACTTTGCGCAGCTCCGTCCTGGTGACAGGGCTGGCCTTGAACATAGGTAGAAGTTTGTTGGCCACCACCTTTCCCAGCGCGTCGTCGTCCTGCATGGCCAGCATGCGCGGCCCGGGGCGCCGGTCCACCGAGTAGGCCAGGGCCGCGTGCATGACCAGGGTCTTGCCGGTCTGAGCGGAACCGGAGACGTCCACCTCCTCCACGCCGGGCAAGGACCAGGTGTCCATGATCTCCACAAGGTACGGATTGACGTCCTTGCGGTAGCGGGCGCCGGCGTAGGGACCATCCTTGACGATCAGGTTGGATGCCGACCAGTCCGATAGAGAGACGTAAGGTCGCTTGCGGAAGATATGGCGTTCGCCGGGGGTGAAGCGGAACATCAGGCTTCTCCATCAGGCTCCAGGGGCAGCGCTTGATCGGGCAGCTCGTCGACGGCTGTGCCGAAGTCGCGGTCCGCCGCCCAGGCGTCCATCCAGTCGGCCGTGTTGTCATCCCACCAGCGCATCAGCTCGGGCAGTTTGCTTTCATCGCCGTGCACCAGGGCGATGATCTCGCTGGCCTTCCGGAAGCCGAAGGACCCAATCTCGGATTTGAAAAACAGCGCCCGGGCGGACAGCTCCTCCTCATGTGCAGCGCGGGGCATCAGCTCCCCTTGTTCTTTTGCCAGCTTCAGACGGGCGCGTTCAGCGGTATAACGTTTCAGTTCGGCGTCAGCGGTGAGGCGGCCCACGGTGGCGTCGGACAGGGCGCGGTTCTCGGCCTGGGCAATGGGATCCAGATGCGCGGCCGCGTAGCCCATCAGCGCGCCTTCCTCAAAATTGCCGTCCGCGTTCTTGGCCACCTTCCGGGCCTGCACATCGCGGTTGAACTGGCTCTTCGAGATTTTAAAACCTTGGTCGCGCAGAAATGCCGCAGCATCCAGCTGCGTTTTGAACACTCGCATGGATGTACCGCCTCCTTGTTGCAGTCGGGCCACTTCGTCGGCCACGGCCGCCTTCGCCTTCTTGAACGCGGCGATGTTGTCCTGGGTCGGGCTCTGTTTCATCAGTCGCTTGGTGTCTTCCTTGGCCCGGATCAGGAAAGCCAGATCGTTCTCGGCGCTCTTCTCGGCCAGCGCCAGCAGATCCAGATCGTCAGTCATGGGATGCCTCCAGGGCTTCGAGTTGCGGCAGAGCTTCGTAGGGGCGACCGGAGACGGCATGCACAGCGACCTTGCCGGTGTATTCCTGCCAGCGCAGGATGGTGCCGTCGACGTGGTGCGGATCCAGGTCCATGAGATTGCAGCGACGCCCCAAGCGCTCACCGGCGATCAGTGTGGTGCCGGAGCCGCCGCACAGGTCCGCCACCAGGCCGCCCCGGGGAGATGAGTTGGCCACCATTTTTTCCACCAGGGCCACGGGCTTCATAGTCGGGTGCTGCTTGGACTTCTGGGGCTTGGGCGCACTGACGATGGTCGAGGTCAACTCCTCCACCATGACGTCCTTGCCGCTGATCCGCAGGATGGAATCGCCGCAGGCCACCTGCCAGACATTGTCCGACACGCGGATGATGGGCACGCCCGCGAAGTGCTCGAACAGGGTGGTCTGCTTGCGGTCGCCGTACCAGGTGTGTTTGCCGGTGGGCTTCCAGCCGTAGAGGACGGGTTCGTGCTGCCAGTGGTAGTCGCTGCGGGAGAGTACCAGCTGGTTCTTGCGCCAGATGACCACGGCGGACAAATAGAAGCCCGCAGCATGGAACGCCTTGCGGAAGGCCATGCCGTCACCGGCCTCGGAGTGGGCCACGTAGATGGCCCCGCCGTCGCACAAGATGTCGGACGCGGAGATCATCAGGCGGCGCAGGAAGGCGTCAAACTGTTCCGGAGACATCCTATCGTTCTTGATTTTGCCCGCCTTGGCTTTGTAATCGACATTGTACGGCGGGTCGGTCCAGACCAGATCCGCCTGCTCCCCGGCCATCAGCGTGGCCACATCTGCTGGTTTGGTCGCATCGCCGCACATCAGTCGATGCATGCCCAACAGCCAGACATCTCCCAGGGCGCTGGTGGGCACCTCGGGCTCCTCGGGCACCGCGTCCGGATCTTTCTCGTTGTCGGCCACCGTGCCGGCCAGAAAGGCGTCCAGCTCCCGGTCGGAAAAACCGGTCAGAGACAGGTTGTCCAGCTCCAGGCGCAGTTCGGCCATTTCGGCCCGCAACGCTTCGTCGTTCCAGTCCGCCCAAGTTGCACTGCGGTTCACCAGCAGCCGGAAGGTCCGGACCTGCGTGGGGGTCAGATCGTCCTGCACCAGCACCGGCGCTTCGGTCATGCCCAGCTCGCGGGCAGCCTCCAGACGGATCTCGCCGTCGACCACTTCGCCGTCCGCAGTCACCAGCAACGGCACGCGAAAACCCCAGGTCCGCAGGGCCTCCACCATTTTCGGCAAGGCCGTATCCCGGTCCTTCAGCTGGCGGCCATACGAGTGCAGGTGTTCCAGGGGCCAGAGTTCAATACGCAGATCAGACATCGGCCTCCTCCAGAAAGTACACATGCAGTCCGAGTTCCTGGGCCTCCTTGATTTCCGTCAGCACACCTTCGCTCTCGTCCCAGCCGCCCAGGCACAAAACCCAAAGTTCCGTGGCCCAATGCTGCAGGAAGCTGAGATCGTAGTCCTTCCAGTGGACAAATCCCCACAGATGGTCCCTTGTGCCGGATAGCGACACGCCATTGACAATCGGACTGAATATGGCCCGACCATGCGTCAGATGAGCAGAAGTAAATTTCAAGGCAATCCGGTATCGATATTCGCGCACAGTCTGCTCGTCGCTGCTATACGGCGACGCCAGATAAATCCGCTGGTCACCACACATCGGGCACCTCCAGTCTGTAGTTTAAAAAATTTTTGGCCGTAATCAGATTTTCGGGATTGCGTGACAGCCAGTCCCATATGTCCCGCGAGCGATCCACCAGTTGCAGAAATGCGTCCACTTTTGCCCGATGCTTTGCCGCCCAGGCGTAATCGTAATCCCAGCTGAAACCGACGCAGTTGCCGCCCTCATCTTGGAACCGGGTATAGGTGATGGGGATCTCCTGCCACATGGCGTCCAGCTGCAGCACATCCGGCGGCGGCACGGGCCTTGCTTTTTCGCGCCCCTCCACCTGCAAGGGCATATCAGGCCGGGGTCCTGACGGCGTAGCCATCCGGAGCCCCGCAGGAATGCCTGCCTGAAGCCACAGGCGCAGGTCCTCGCCCGCGGCGAAGGCCTCGCCCGGGTCCTTACCTGTGGGCACCGGCCAGCGCTTGGCGCGGGGGAAGGTGGCCTCCCAGCGGGGCCAACCTTCAGCACCGGCCTTGTCCATGTCCAAGGCCACCAGGATGCAGAGCGCATCCTGCAGGCGGTCGAAAACGGTCCGCGAAAGGTTCCGGATATTGCTGGTCATGGATGCCACGCAGTGCACCAGATCTCCGGCCAGATGGTGCAGCAGGATGGCGTCCAGCTCGGACTCGGTGACCACCACGATTCCCCCGCCCTCATAGAGTGACGTGGTGCACGGCAGCCAGAGGACGTCCATGGCGGATCCGGGCACGACAAAATATTTCAATTTGGGGTTGAACTCTTCCCGGTCAGCATCGAGGCGGCGAATACGGACCCGATGCACCACGCTGGCACCAGCCGGGCCGGGAAGGATCTGCGGGATCACGATACCCCTGGGCAACCAGAGCCTCTTCGGCTTGCCGTCTTCCTTGGTCAGAGACGGCAGGCCCCAAACTTCCCGAGGGCGGATGATACTGTTGTTGCCCTTTTCGCCAGGGTTGTAGCCCAGCCGGTAACGTCGCACCGCTGCCGCATCGATACCGCGGGCGGCCAGCCAGGCCATCTGGGCCGGAGTATTGATCAAGTGCTCCGTGGCCCAAGCCACGAAAGCCGCGGCCCGGCCTTGCCAGACCGGTCGGTTCACGCCCTCCAGCTGGCCCAGATCTTTGGCCACGGGCTGGAAGGTTTCCGCCCGCCGGACCGGGGGCAGCGAGGGCGCCTTCAGGTTGGCCACCGGAGCCACGCCTACCCGCTTACAGGCATCGGCATAACTCATGCCTGCATAGTCCCGCAGGAACTGGATGCCGTCCCCCTTGGCCTCGCACTGGCGGCACCAGTAGTAGCCGCGCCCCTCCTGCTGCTCCGGCCAGATCTGGCAGCGATCCTTTCCTCCACAGCAGGGACAGGGAGACGCCCATTCCTTGGCGGTTTTTTTGACAGGGGTCAGGCCGTGCTCACGAAACAGGTCGGTGATATCGGCTGGCATGACCAAACCTCCAAAGGTCTTGAAAGGTCCTGTAAAATCTCCTGTCCATATCTTCCTGTTTTTTTTTATCTTTCAAGAAACAGGACAATAGGACGTAAACGCGGACACATGCACACAAATCGCTATAGCCGTTAACGCGTTGGCCCTTCCGGGGAGATGTCCTTTTGTCCTGACGCACCTATCCTAGCGGTATATAAAAACATCGGCGCAGGCCCTTCCTTTTGAAAATATCCTGGCAACGTCATAAGCTCCTAAGAGCCTGACTTCGGACGGAACTTCTCCCCTTCCTCGGAAATGGCCACGCCGAAGTAGTAGGTGTGGCCGCCCACTTTGCGGCGTTCAACCTTGGCCGACAGCTGGCGACCGAAAAGGTGCATAGAGGGCACGGTCTTTGCGGAGATGTAGCGCCTGTACCAGTTGTGATAGATTTCATAGACTTCCGTGGCATTAAGGCGATCCTCTGAAGTCGCGGTCTCCAGGCACTGACTGATAAAGAGCGCCATAGTGTCCTCTTCCACCCGGTATTCCGCCGTGGACTGCGTGATGCTGGGTGGCGGGATGAGGCCCTCCTTCTGGTACATGAGGCAGCCCCGCACCAGCCAGGCCAGAATGCCGGGCAGCTCCTCCTCCAGCTGTTTCTCCAGCTTGGGGTTCCGCTGCCGGTCGAACTCGCCGGTTGGCTGGTCCACAAAACGGAATGGAAAGTTGAGCAACTTAAGGCGCTCCCAGAACGCGGTGTCATGCGCGGGCGCCCTGGGGAGAAAGTTGGTCAGCAGGAACAGGGTGTGCGTGGGGCGGAATTCGGTGTTTTCTTTGTCCCAGAGATAGCGGCCGGTCAGGGAGTCGGAGCCGGAGAGCAGCTTGACTTGCGATGTGCTGAAGCGCCGGTTTTCGTTGGTCTCCGAGGCCCAGACGATGCGCAGGCCGTTAAGGTTCATGATGGTAGGCGACGCGCTGTCCGGGTCCTTGGGCACGTTGCGGTCCAGCAGCATCTCGGCTGGCACCGGCCCCATATAGGGACCCAGCACCTTTTTCAGCGTCTCCATGATGACGGTCTTGCCATTGCGGCCGCGGTCGCCATAGAGCATGAGGAACAAAGGCTCGGTCGACTGCCCGGTAATGGCGTAACCCAGCACCTTGTGCAGATAATCAATTACCCCCTCATACGCCCCTATGATTTCGGACAGGCTCTGTTCCCACATCGGCGCCGGTGTATCGAGCCCCTTCCATTCCACCGGGCAGGCCCGGCGCATATAATCGGACGGCCGCCCTGGGCGATGCTCTCCCGTGCGCAGATCAACCACTCCGTTAGTCACACCCAGCAGCCAGGGATCCACGTCCCAAATGTCCGGCTTGGTGATCAACGGGTCGACATTGGCCAGCGTAAATTTGATGCAGGCGTTCACACCGCGGGAGCTATTAAGATAAGAAGCTCTCTTGGTCAGGCGGTCTGCCGCAGCCCCCAGGCGAGCCGCCTGTTCGGTGTCACCAGCGTCACGGGCCTCCGTGGCCAGTTTGTCATAGTGCGCCGCGATCTCCCTGTACTTGACGCCCACCTCTTCAACGGACGCCTCCACCCGATGGATGTGCGTGGTCTCCCAGTGCTGGCCGGTCCAAGTGTACCAAGTTTTGATCTCCGGTACGTATACCAACTTACCACGGAACAGCGCGCTGTGCAGAATGCCGTCGCCCTTCTCGTTGAATTTGGAGCATCGGGAGACAAAGTCTGGCGTGACGGCCTCGGCGTCTGGCGATGATTGCTGTGCGGTTTCGTCTTGCACCTTGGCGGCCACCCGGGCGGCCATAGCGTCCAGAGGTGACTGGTCATTATCAGCCATGGCGCACCTCCAGGGGCACAGGCACTTCGGGGATCTGGAGCGCCGCACGTTGCTTCACCTTTGTCGCGCCGGAACGATCCCGGATTCCCAGGAAACAAAACCCACAAAATCCCCGAACTCTCGGGGCCGGCGTTCCGTCCCTCGCCCGAGGTCCTAGGAAGGACCCGCAGCCGCTCGGCCACTCGGCTGCCAACCAGGATGTTTTGCCCTGTCTTTTTTGGAAGGAGGGGTGCGGGGAGGGGAAGGCCGCGCCTCCCTGGAGATCGCCGGCTACGCCGGCGTGAAAGGAAGCGCCCGCTCCATAGCTTGGCTGACGGCCGTCGTAATGGCCACAGCCACGTCCTTGAGTGTCGGTGTGCGTGCCCTGGCGACGTGTGTCAGAATGGCCACAGGAATGTCGTTGAATGAGGGCCCAGGCGGGCGCTCCTGCCCAGATGCATGGCAGGAAGGGAAAGGCATAAGGGGAAACGCAAAGAGTGAAGCTTCGAACACTTACGTGTAGGCCACCACCACGAGCAAGGGACCATGAAGGGACCACAATACTGTAGAAACAGAAAAAGGACTCACGTTTATACAA